TCAAAAATATTGCTTATACTCTGGTTCTGCTTTTAATTCATTAAGCAATTCGTCTATATTTTCAAAAACGGATTTTCCAACAATCCCTCTAAAAGGTTCCCACATTGCAGGTAGCACATTGTCGTGTGAACAAATATATTTCCATTCGTCTTCATCGTACTGATAGATTGCTTCCAGCTGATAAGTGAAAAACTCCTTTTCGTCCTTCAGTACAACATATCTCATCCAGCGATCTTTTGAATAAATCACTTTTACAACTTCATCAGAAAATGCATCAAGATACTTGTCGTACATCATTTCAACAACAGTTTCCCATGAATGCATTGGCGGTATTTCTACCACGGGTTTCTTCTTAAATAGTTTTGTTAAAAAATTCATTTCGTGCTCTCCTTTGCTGTGCGGCAGGAAGCGATTAATAATCTGCGAATGTTGCCACAAAGTTTCTCGGTATATTGATATGTGGCAATATCTATTCTTTTAGTTTCATACATCAATTTCAACCAATAACTAGTTCCGTTAGATTCTTTCAATGCAATTTCCAATTTTGCTACAAAGTCTTTCTTGCTCTGCGCGTACTGTGCTTCGTGAATATTGGCACCGACCGATGTACCCGCTCTTGCAAGCTGATCGGCCATATAAGAACTTTTCGGTGCAGTTACACCGTCAACAAGATTTACGATAGCAACAGCAAATTCAAAGGATAAGTCAAGTAATTTGTTTTCTGACATAAATGCACCCTCTTTCGCCATTATTATATTACAATTTGTTGTGTATTTCAATGATATATCGCTGACGCGATATGATATACGGCAAGCCGTATGATATACTTGCTTCGCAAGCATGATATAATATCCGTTCCTCATATGCCGCAGGCATATATCATCGCACGACAGTGCGATATCATATCGAAGATATATCACCCGTTCCGCAAGGAACGGATATCATTGAAAAAAGTCACCTTTGTCGGTAGACAAAAGTGACTTTTTTCATGGTCGGAGTGACGGGATTCGAACCCATGGCCTCTTGGTCCCGAAGCAAGCCAATATGGTGTATATTTGAATTTTTGGGGCAAAAACCACTATATATTGTGGTTGTGCTTGATGCAAACGGCATAAAAAAGTAGGCTTGAAGCAGGCGTTACTACGGGGTTACTACGAATTTTTTCTACGAGATTTTCGACATTTCTTTCTGCAAGGTCTCATCCGATACCAGGGCATAATATTTTAGCGTTGTGCTGTATTCCTCATGGCCTAAAATCATCTGCGTGGCTTCGGGAGTTACACCGTTTTCGACCATCATCGTAGCGCAAGTCTTGCGGCAGCTGTGCGGCGACAGCCGTCGTACTCCGATGGCGTCAAGCGCATCATAATACTTTTTGCGCATATAGCACGAACTGTAACCGGTGCCGTCATCCTTACATATGAGCTTTTGTCCTCCAACCTTTAATCTTCTCTCAATATAAGGCTTTATAATCGGCAATACGGGGACATGGCGGTTTTCTCCGGCTTCGGTCTTCAGACCGCCGATAAGTATTTGCTCGTCGATGATGTAGTCATCCGGAGTTAAGGCGAGCAGTTCGGAGATGCGGAAACCTGTGTAGACCAGTATGAGTATAACATCCGCATACGGGACACGGTTTTCCGCAGCCTTCTTTATCTTCTCGACTTCTTCTGCGTTAAACGGGTGTATCTCGTTTTTCTTTTTCTTCGGCAATTTTACGAATTTGGAATAGTCTTTATGGCAGATATCACGCTCCAATGCGAGCGCGTAGAGCCGAGAAAAGGAACTTTTAATGTATGATAAAGACGTGCCGCTTTGCTCAAGGTGTGCGTCAATGCAGCCCTGCATATCTTCAGTTCTTAGTTTACGCATTTTGATAGCCTTTACATCTTCGGGGATCTTTTTCCAAGCGGCGTTGTAGCAATCCCGGGACTGTTTAGATATATTTTTATACTCCGGGCGTGATAGCCATATCGTATGCAGATCATCAACGGTCATGTTTATTTCTGTGACCGGGTGTTCGATGTACTGAGACAACGCTGCTTTTGCTTCTTTGGATGTCGCGTATGTACCGAGTATCTGCTGCTTTTTTATCATCTTGCCGTTTTCGTCCAAAGAGTAGGTCGCAGGCAGCGCAACGACCCACGGCCGCTTTTTGATGTCTTTGCGTTTGTAAACGCTGCCTTCACCGTTTTCACGCTTTGCCATTAAAAAATCCGCTCCTTTACTTGTGTTTCCTCAGAGCGGGTGATATAATAATTATATCAATCCACTCTATACGCATGGTGTGTGTTGATGCCTGAGCCCTCGGTGTTCCAGCACCGGGGGTTCTTTTTTATTTAATCGTCAACAAAAGTTGGCGGCGTAACGATGGGTGTGTTGCCGGCCATAAGCGTTGTCAGCTGAGAAAGAAGTAAAGAGGCTTTTGCGGCGCACATAGATATTATTGTTTTATCTGCTTTGAGCAGCTCTAAAACATCGTTTTTGCTGAGCTTCACTCCCTCTTCATTCATAGTGCATATAATCCTAAACGAGATGTTTATTGAAATGAGCGGTTCCGGTGTTGCGGAAACGTGCCTTGAATATATAACAGACACTTGACTCTCCGGGATATCTGCTGTGTCGATGTCAACGGTGTCGCCAATACTTATTTGAAGTGAAGGCAGTGTGCTGAGAACGCTGTCATCCGTAACATCAACAGCGCAAAGTGCAACGGCGGGATTGTCATTAAGATAATCTGAAAGGTTCATTGTTTTACCTCCAAAGACAAAAGTTTTTTAGTGTTGGTAAGGTTGCTCCAAAGGGAACTGTTGGCATCTATGACGGCCTCTTTGATCCTTCGCTCAGATGCATTTATTTCATCAATAACATCGCTTTGCCCATCAGCAATTACTTTTTCAATAGATATTTCGACGAGACGATTCAATGATATGCCTGCTTTTAATGCCTCTATTGCGGCCTGTCGGTGCAGTTCGGGGCGTATTCTTATGTTAAATTGTCCTTTGCACGGCTTCTGAGGCTCTTTGGATAATGCCTTGCACATTTCCAAATAATCGTCTACGGCTTCGTGAAAAGCACTTTCAACCTCATCAACACGCTCGGCTTCAAATGTAACCAGGTCGTTTATCATTTCAATTTTTCCGTGCAGAACCTGGTCTTCTGCATCATAGAGCACGGCGGTGTAATAACCCTTGTACTCCATTATATTCTCCTTCATAGTTTTCCATCCTCTCTTAATTTAGCTATAGCATCTTTTATAGCATATCGCTTTACTATCTTTTGTGGGTGTGGCTTATGCATATTGATAATATTATTATTTTCGTCGACAAAGCGAACCGCAGAGCCAGAAGTGCTGCCGCAGTTGAATTCTTTATATCCGAAGTAAGAAAGAACACTAACCAACTCCTTATAAGTTAAGTCGTTAGGAATACTCAAAAAACGCTCTACCAATTTTTCAATCTGACTCAAAAAATAAACAGCCCCTTTAATGTAACTGAAACACAGTTACAACAAGATTTTACGCCCAAATGGCTAAAATATTCAATATATTTTTAGAACATTAAAAAATTTTACAATAATCTGTACTTTGCTCCTCATCTAACCGCGCTCAGATGGGCGACTGCTTTCTTAATTAGTTTTTAATTATCTCTCTTACGAGGAGATAAGGAACGCCGATGATGTGATACTGTTCGAGATTTGCGCCTGTCAATTCTTTGGGTGGGTAGGAAGGATTAAGCGGACTGAGCCTCACCATATCGTCAAAAATTTCGACACGCTTAAGCGTCGCGCATTCTCCATCATATATAACGGCTCCGACATCTCCGCTGCGCTCGACAAAGGTTTGCCGAAGAATGAGGACTTTATCGTCGGTGTGGTATGTGGGATACATTGAATCGCCGTGTACCTTGAGAACAAAAAAGTCGGATTTGCTTCGTCCCTTGAGAAAAGAGCGCGGGACATCTATTGTTTCTCCGCTCCAGTCCTCTATAGCCGTCTCATTGTACCCCGCAGCGATGCTGCCAAGAACCGGAAAGGTAACCACGTCATCAGTTACATTGGGAGAAAAAAGTTTAAATGATTGTGCCGAGGTGTTATCTTCACCGTCAATCAAGTAAGAGGTTGTTGTATTTAATGCTCTCGCAAAATCAGATATCTTGCTCTGGTTTATATTTCGGAGACCAAGCTCAATCTTATTAACAGCCGAAGCTGTTTTGAAGCCTACTCTCTCGGCAAGCTCTTGCTGCGACATTCCTTTTTCTTCTCTTAACTTTCTTATTCTATCATAGATTGTCATATTATCACCGCCTGCTTGAATAATATCAGCTATTAGCCAATTTGTCAACTTTTTTTGAAAAAAATTAAAGAAAACCATTGACAAACTGGCTAATAACAATTATGATATGTGTATAGCCAAAACGGCTAAAAGAAAGGAGGCGAAAAACATAATGACCGCGACAAATAAGCTGAAGGCAAAAATGGTGGAGGCCGGAATCACACAGGCCGAACTGGCGAAAATCCTCGGAATCTCTTATCAGGCAATGAATTACAAGATAAATAACAGGTCTGAATTCAAGGTGAGCGAGATAGAAGCCGTTGCCAGTGCTCTGAAGATCAGAAATAAAGACGAATATTTTTTTGCCTAATCATTAGCCAAAATGGCTAAACACGAAAGCGAGGCGGGGGAGAAAAACAAAAAATCCATATTACATCAATTAAAAGAAGGTGTTCATCCGTGTTTAAATACGGTTTTACGGAATTCGGTAAAGATGTCAAAAAGCGTCTGATAGACCTGGATAAATCGCAGGAGTGGCTCATATCGCAGCTCAACCGGGACACAGGGCTTTTCGTTGACAGTAGTTATCTTAACCGCATACTTACCGGACGCTGCAACAGCGAGAAGATCATCGCATCAATATCAAAAATACTCGACCTTTGAGGGTCGCAGAAAGGAGATGACCATGACAAAGTTTGAGAAGCAAATAAAAAAGCTTCTGAGCGAGCAGCGGCAACTACTCGCCCGGAAGTCGAAAGAGGGGGGACTATATGGTATTAGGTAAAATCTGCTTCGCTATTAACACTGTATGTTTGGTTTTTCAAATTATCATTGTGTTGCGTGCAACTGTGAATGCCGAAAAAAGAGAGAATCGCAAGAACACCGACTATAATTCCAATAATCCGATCGACTTTATCAGCCGAATTCCAGAAAGCCGTTCGTTTCTTGTGATGCTTGCTGTTTGGGCTGTCGTGGTTTGTGTCGCTATCATCACCACTACGTGATTCCTCTTGAGTCTTTGAAGCAGGTGCCTGTTGGATGCGGGAATCTTCAATGTTCAGCGTTGCGTTTGGTTCCGATAAAAACGGAATAGCAAGTGCTGTCATCTTCTTTAAAAAATCTTCTGCTTCTGCTTCTGTGAGACTTGAGGAAGAAATTGAAATGTAGCACTGATATGGAGTCTTATACAGAATGCTTTTGGTATCAAGATAAAGGTACGCGGACTCTTCGAGTGCGTTGGTACACAGGAGAGTTATAGACTTAAAAGGCGCACTGTCTGAAAAGTATTTCTTAAATTCCTCTAAAGTGTACCTTGTCTCATCGCTTATGTCACGACAGACAACTACGGTAGTTCGATAATTCTCCGATGCCGGAATCAGTGCGGTGTACTCATTTTCAATAGTCTTAAAAAGCTCAAGCAATGAAAATTTTTCGATTCTCCAGGAAGCAGATGCCGGGAGAGTAACATTCGTTGTTTTAGAAACTTGCATGACACACCTCAACATTTTTTGTTTTTAGTATATAAATTTCAAGACTAAAAGTCAATATAAAGGAGCTTTGTAAATGAACGAGTTAATCAAAATCAACTATGAAAGCGACAGACCGACGGTCTTAGCGAGAGAGCTGCACGAATTTCTTGAGGTCAAAACCGCCTACAAGGATTGGTTCCCGAGAATGTGCGAATATGGCTTTGCGGCAGGTGAGGATTTCAACCTGCTCAAAAATGAGCGGGTTCAGATCGAAGGTTCGAGAACTGTATCAAGAACCGTAGACGATGCACAACTTACCATCGATATGGCGAAAGAGATCTGTATGCTTCAGCGCAACGAGAAAGGCAAGCAGGCGAGGCAGTATTTCTTGCAGCTCGAAAGAGAGTGGAACTCACCCGAAGCGGTGATGTCGAGAGCCCTCAGAATGGCTGAGGAAAGGCTTAAAAGATTCAAGACTATAAACGCTAACCTCTCGGTCCAAAACGCCATTATGCAGCCGAAAGCGGAATATTTTGACGGCCTGTGCGAGCGCGAGAGTCTTACCGGAATCAGAGAGACGGCGAAGCTTCTCGGGCTGAAACAGAATGACTTTGTAAAGTGGCTTATAGACCACAAGTACATTTACCGCGACAAGCGCGGCAGGCTGATGCCCTATGCGGAACATGTCGATTCCGGGCTGTTCACTGTCAAAGAGACATACAACGATAAGACCGACTGGACAGGCGTTCAGATGCTTATCACCGTAAAAGGAAAAGAACGCTTCTTGAAAGCGCTCTCGTGACTCGTGAAAGGAGACAAATATCATGCGTAGAAGAATGTCACTGATGTCAGTGGACGAAGCGGCGATGTATCTCCGGGAGGTTATTTACATACCGCCGCACCAGATCAGGCTGCTTGCCAGGGAGGGCAAATGCACCTTTTGTATCGCGCTTCAGCACCCGAGCGGAGGCTGGTCGTACTACATCCGCCTTGACAAGCTCGAGCAGTTCAAGCGCGGAGACATCGGTCTGATGGTGAGCTAAGGGCAAAAACAGAAAGGAGACATCAAAATGACAAAAGGATTTTTAACAATTGCCGCATATCTGGCGCTTGTCCTGCTTTTCGCGGCGGCAGCGGTTCCGGAGACAGAACCGATTACCGCGCCTGAACCGACGGTATCGGCGCAGATACCCACAGCACGCTACCGGTTGACAGCAGACGAGCGAGAGCTTATATGCGAGGTTGTTATGGCTGAATCGGGAATCGAGCCGTTTGATGGCAAAATGGCGGTCTCACAGTGCATTTTAAATACGTGTGAAAAGACCGGCAAACGCCCCGCGGAGATAGTTGAGGAGTATGGTTACACCGACCGCCGGGTAGAACCGAACGCAGAGACGAGGGAAGCCGTCGCCGCGGTCTTTGATGCCGGCGAGACGGTGACAGACGCGAAGATACTTTTCTTCTACGCACCGGCGCTTGTGAGCAGCAAATGGCATGAGTCGCAGACCTATGTTTGCACCATCGGTGGGCATAGGTTCTTTGGGGAGGCAGGGGAATGAATAAGCTACTTCTTATACCGATAATTTGTTCAAGCTATTGTATGCTTACAAATTTAATTGGGCTTATTATACCGGAATTGGATGATAATCCTAAGAACTTAAAATATGCACGTTTACAGGCGGTGCTGGGGTGGTTAACGGCTTTGACCGTGATAATAGCATATGCGACCGATATATAGAAAGAAGGAGGGCTGAACTATGGCCTTGAATTTTGCAATACGGACAACGATAGAAATCATCGGTATATTACTACTGCTTTACGGCTTTTGTAGAGAAGATAGGTTTATCGCGTTCGAGGACAGGCTGAAAACAAAAATACTTGACAGAAAGGAGGCAAAACGCAATGGGAAATCAGACGACTAAAAGCCCGTTCGATGTGCAGATCCTTGCTGCCAGGCTAAAAGACCTGATGCGCGAAAGCGTGCCGAAAGTCACGCAGAAAGACCTCGCCGCGGCACTCGGCACCGCGCCTAACATGGTATCGGCGTATATGCACGGCAAGAGCTGTCCGTCGCTGCCGATGGCAGTTAACATAGCGCAGTATTTTGATGTGTCAATTGATTATCTCGCCGGCTTGACCGACCATCGGCGGCAGCAAGTAATCGTGTCAGCACCGGCACCGGCACCGAAGCGCGGACGAGACCCGTGGCGCAAAATGGCGGTCTGCAACAGCTGTGACTGGCGCAGACGCATGGCAGCACCGTGCGGCGACTGGGACGGCACGGCATGTATGTACACCCACGAGACCGGGATTTTTCGCGAATCGCCGCCGACGGAAGACGGCTGCGCATATTATAAAAGCCGCCAACGCTGAGTGGGCAGCGAAGACGGCAAAGGTAAAACCTCAACATCATGATAACACGAAGGGAGACTAATGTCAAATGAAGATAAACAGCCTTGAGCTCGAGAATGTAAAGCGTATTAAGGCAGTCAAAATCGAGCCCACCGAAAACGGTCTGACTGTGATAGGCGGGCGTAACGGTCAGGGTAAGACCTCTGTGCTCGACAGCATTGCATGGGCGCTTGGGGGCGATAGATTTCGTCCGTCAGAGCCACAGCGTGAGGGTTCTGTACTGCCGCCCAATCTCAAAATCACAATGGACAGCGGCATCATAGTGGAGCGCACCGGGAAGAACAGCACCTTGAAGGTCACAGACCCTACCGGCAGAAAAGGCGGTCAGCAGCTTATAAACGAGTTTATTTCTCAGCTTGCGCTTGATTTGCCGAGGTTCATGACCGCATCAAACAAGGAAAAAGCCAACACACTTTTGCGCATAATCGGCGTTGGAGACAGGCTCGCACAGCTTGAGCACGACGAGACGGAGCTCTACAACAAGCGCCACATGATTGGACAGATAGCCGATCAGAAACTCAAGTATGCTAGAGAGATGACGGAGTATCCGGATGTACCGGAGCAGCTGATTTCCGCATCCGAGCTTATCAAACAGCAGCAATGTATTATTGCGCATAACGCCGAGAATAAGCGCAAGCGTGACCGAGCCTCCGAGATACAGCATCACTATGACGCCGTCAACAGCAAAATAAACGGAATCCAGGCTGAGCTTCAACGTCTTATGACGGAGCAGCAGAGCCTTATGGATGACCTCAGAATCGCGCACATGGAGACGGAGCACCTCGAGGATCTGAGCACCGCCGAGCTTGAAGAGGACATTGAAAATGTTGAGAAAATCAACATTAAAATCCGTGCCAACCTTGAAAAAGAGAAAGCGGAAGAGGATGCGAAAGCGTATCAGACTCAGTACAGCCAGCTGACAAACAAGCTTGAAGATGTCAGGCAAAAGAAAACCGACTTGCTCAAGTCCGCACAGCTTCCGTTGCCGGGGCTGTCGGTCAAGTATGGCGAGCTGACATACAACGGCTTCAAGTGGGACAATATGTCCGGAGCGGATCAGCTCAAGGTTTCCACGGCCATCGTGCGCAAGCTCAACCCCAGTTGCGGGTTTGTGTTGCTTGATAAGCTCGAGCAGATGGATCTTGACACTCTTGCTGAGTTCGGCAAATGGCTTGAGTCTGAGGGGCTGCAGGCGATAGCAACGAGGGTCAGCACCGGCGATGAATGCAGCGTCCTTATAGAGGACGGATATGTGGTGAACGAACCGACGGAGACTAAAAAAGCATGGAAGGCAGGACAGTTTTAATGAACATAACATCAGGAATAATCGAAGATGCACAGCGGGTCATAGTTTACGGTCCGGAGGGAATCGGCAAATCAACCTTTGCTTCCAAGTTCCCGGGCGCGATTTTCATCGACACGGAAGGCAGCACAAAGAGGCTGAACGTTAAGCGTTTTGACAAACCGAGCAGTTGGACGATGCTTCTCGAAGAGGTCAAATATGTCCGCGATCACCCAGAACTGTGTATGACGCTTGTCATCGACACAGCGGACTGGGCAGAGCAGCTTGCAAGTAATCATATATGTTCCGTAAATCACAAACAGAGCATTGAGGACTTCGGATACGGCAAGGGCTATACAAAGCTCTACGAAGAGTTCGGCAGGCTTCTTGACCTGCTCAATGAGATTATATCAAAAGGTATTAACGTCGTGCTGACCGCTCACGCCAAAATGCGTAAGTTTGAGCAGCCGGACGAGCTCGGTGCATACGACCGCTGGGAGATGAAACTTTCAAAAAATGTCGCGCCGATCGTAAAAGAATGGGCAGACACGGTTCTCTTCGTCAACTATAAGACGTTCGTGATAAAGGACGAGAAGACCGACAGCAGAAAGGCACAGGGCGGCAGAAGGGTAATGTATACCAATCATCATCCCTGCTGGGATGCGAAGAACAGATACGGGCTGCCGGACGAGGTCGATTTCGATTTCAGCATCATCGCACCGTTTATTCCGTCTTCCGGTGCATATGTCGCAGCGGCGCCGGAAGATAAGCCGCAGACGAATGCGCTGCCCGACCCGCCGAAAAAAAGCATAGAGGAGCTCAAGGCAAAAATCGACGAGTTTACCGCCGATGCCGATGAGCCTACCCCGAACACTGAGAACACTGAACCGAGTTCTGGCTTACCGGCAGCGCTGCGTGAACTCATGACGGCGAACAACGTTACCGAAGATGAGCTTAGAAGTGCGGTAGCGTGGAAAGGTTACTTCACTGCCGACACGCCGATTCTCAATTATGGCGAAGCTTTCATTAACGGCTGCCTTATCGGCGCATGGGAGCAGGTCTACGATATCATCGTCAATCATATAAGAAAATTTTAAATAAAAAGGAGTATTAACTATGAACGAAAACTACAATACCAACAGAAACGACGCCCTCGACTGGGACAGTGTAATCGAAGCCGAAAACGAATTTGTACTTCTGCCGGAAGGGGAATATGAATTCACCGTCAAGAGCTTTGAACGCGGCTATTTTAACGGCTCGGAGAAGATGTCTGCCTGCCCGAAAGCGGAGCTTACGCTTCAGATAGATGCGCCGCAGGGTACAGCAATCGTCAAACATAATCTTTTCCTCTCGCGTAAAACAGAAGGGCTTGTGTGCGCGTTTTTTATCAGTATCGGTCAGAAGAAACACGGCGAACCTCTGAGAATGAACTGGGCGCAGGTTGTAGGTTCAAAAGGCCGCTGCAAGATAGGGCAGAGGCTTTACAACGATAATTATTACAATGAGGTCAAGAAATTCCTTGAGCCGGACGAATCCACTCAGCGTCCTGCTTTCACTCCGGGGAATTTTTAATCCTTGGACGCGAGACCTTATCAGCTGGAAGCAGAACGGGCAATATTCAACGAGTGGGCGAGCGGCAATAATCGCACATTGCTTGTCCTGCCGACCGGCACCGGCAAAACAGTCGTTTTCGCTAATGTTGCAAAGCAGTGTGTTCAGAACGGTGAGCGGGTTCTTGTGCTCGCTCACCGCGGCGAGCTGCTTGAGCAAGCGGCGGACAAAATACTGAAATTTACCGGCTTGATGTGTGCCACAGAGAAAGCCGAAGAAAGCTGCCTCGGCAGCTGGTACCGTATAACCGTTGGCTCGGTGCAATCTTTACAGAGAGAAAAACGGCTCAAACAGTTCGACAGCGACTATTTTGACGCCATAATCATCGACGAGGCGCATCACTGTCTTTCCGATGGTTATCAGCGCGTGCTTGAGCACTTTGGAGACGCGCATGTCTTAGGCGTCACCGCTACGCCGGACAGAGGCGATATGCGCAATCTCGGCACATACTTTGATTCCCTTGCTTATGAATACACTCTTCCGCAGGCTATCAAAGACGGTTATCTTGCGCCGATAAAGGCTCTTACAATTCCGCTGAATCTCGACCTGACGGGAGTTGCAATGCAGAACGGAGATTTCAAGGCGGCCGATATCGACAACGCCCTGGATCCGTATCTGTATCAGATTGCCGACGAGATGATAAAGAACTGCAAGGAGCGCAAAACAGTCGTGTTTCTGCCGCTTATAAAGACCTCGCAAAAATTTCGGGATATTCTGAATGAGCGCGGTTTCAAGGCTGCAGAAGTCAACGGCGGAAGTCAGGACAGAGCGGAGATAATCGAAGCGTTTGAGCGCGGCGAATATAATGTGCTCTGTAACTCCATGCTCTTGACGGAAGGCTGGGACTGTCCGGCAGTCGACTGTGTCATTGTATTAAGACCAACAAAGGTCAGAAGCCTATACAGCCAAATGGTTGGGCGCGGAACGCGCCTTGCACCCGGCAAAAAGGATCTTCTGCTGCTCGATTTCCTGTGGCACACTGAACGCCATGAACTTTGTCATCCTGCTCATCTGATATGTGAAAACGAAGAGGTCGCAAAAAAGATGACGGAGAATATCGAAGCGGCAGGCTGTCCGGTCGATATTGAGGCTGCCGAGCAGCAAGCGGAGAGCGATGTTGTCGCTCAGCGTGAAGAAGCTCTTGCGGCGCAGCTCAAGGAAATGAAGAAGCGCAAGCGTAAGCTTGTAGACCCGCTGCAGTATGAAATGTCGATTTCCGCGCAGGATCTTTCAAGCTATGTCCCGGCATTCGGGTGGGAATGTGCTCCGCCGACGGAAAAACAGATTAAAACGCTCGAAAAGCTCGGTATATTTCCCGACGCAATCGAGAACGCCGGCAAGGCAAAGCTTCTGCTTGACCGCCTCAGCAAGCGCCGCGAAGAAGGTCTCACAACGCCGAAACAGATACGCTTTTTGGAATCTCGCGGTTTTCTGCATGTAGGCGAATGGAGCTTTGACGCTGCAACAAAGATGATAAATCGCATAGCTGCAAACGATTGGCGTGTCCCGCGCGGCATTGTGCCTAAAGACTATAAACCGGAGGCAATGACGATATGACAGAGGAAAAGCTCGACCTGAAAGAGCTGATAAAATACATAGACCCGGCTGCTTGCACATATTCCGAATGGGTGGAAGTCGGCATGGCGCTTAAGCATGAGGGATACAGCTGCGATGACTGGGATGAATGGTCACGCCCGGACAAGCGCTATCATGCCGGCGACTGCGAAAAAAAGTGGAATACCTTCAACGGTGCCGCTGCACCGGTTACGGCGGGGACTATCGTTCAGATGGCAAAAGACAACGGCTGGCATTTTCAGGCGGATGACGGCGCACTTGACTGGGACAGCGTTATCGGAGAACAAAAGGATGATCTTGTTCTTGTCGACAAAAGCTGGATTGAAGGCAAGGAGTTGAATATTCCCGACAAATGGAATCCCGTAGAGCAGATTACCAAATATCTCGAAACGCTCTTTGAGGCGGGGGAGACGGTCGGTTACGTCACCGAAAGCTGGGAAAAAGACAGTAAATACCTGCCGACGAAAGGCGTGTATACCAGGACTGCGGGAGAGCTTATAGAGGCTCTGAGCAAATGCGAGGGCGACATAGGTTGCGTAATAGGCGATTGCAAGCCGGAGGCGGGGGCGTGGATACGCTTCAATCCTCTGGACGGCAAAGGCGTCAAAAATGAAAATGTGACGGAGTTCCGATATGCTCTGGTCGAATCCGATACGACCGACATCACCCATCAAAACCAGATAATACGCGAGCTCGAGCTGCCGATTGCCTGTCTCGTTTATAGCGGAGGAAAGAGTCTGCACGCCATTGTACGCATCGATGCCGCAAACTTTGACGAATACCGCAAGCGTGTTGATTACCTCTATGATGTGTGCAAGAAAAACGGCATAGACATCGACCGCCAGAACAAAAACCCGTCCCGATTGAGCCGTATGCCGGGCGTAGAGCGCAACGGGAAGAAGCAGTACCTGCTCGACACAAACATCGGCAAGAGTTCATGGAACGAATGGAAAGAATGGATTGAAAGCATAAACGACGACCTGCCGGATCCGGAGAGCGTCGCCGATGTGTGGAACGACCTGCCGGAGCTTGCGCCGCCGCTTATAGACGGAGTTCTGCGGCAGGGACATAAAATGCTTGTCGCAGGACCGTCAAAGGCCGGCAAGTCTTTCGCGCTGATAGAGCTGTGCTGCGCCATAGCCGAGGGGCGCGAATGGCTGGGCTTCAAATGTACCCAGGGCAAGATAATGTATGTCAATCTCGAGCTTGACCGTGCGAGCTGTCTGCACCGTTTTAAAGATGTCTATACAACGCTCGGCTGGGCTGCGGAAAACCTACATAACATCGATGTGTGGAACCTGCGCGGCAAGTCCATTCCGATGGATAAACTCGCGCCGAAGCTCATCAGACGCGCTGCAAAGAAAAACTATATCGCCATTGTCATTGACCCGATTTATAAAATCATCACAGGCGATGAAAACAGCGCAGATCAGATGGCGCATTTCTGCAACCAATTTGACAAGGTCTGCACCGAACTCGGGTGTGCGGTAATCTACTGCCACCACCATTCAAAAGGCGCTCAGGGCGGCAAGAGGAGCATGGACAGAGCGTCCGGCAGCGGAGTGTTCGCCCGCGACCCCGACGCGCTGCTCGACCTCATAGAGCTTGATATAACCGACGGTATCCGCAAACAGCAAGAGGACAAGGTGCAGTGTGAAATCTGCCTTAAATGGATGCGCCGCTTCAAGCTGCCGGAACCGTCGCAGGACGAAGAGAATACCGCGCACGAGCTGCTCAAAATGTGCGGAGAGAGCCTTTCCCCGGCATCTCGTGACCTTATGCTCTCCGAAGTAAGAGCTTCGTGGAATATGATCGAGCAGCGTACCGCGTGGCGCGTCGAGGGCACCCTGCGTGAGTTCCCGAAGTTCGCTCCGGTCAATCTTTGGTTCGATTACCCCGTGCATCGGATAGATGATACCGGCGTGCTGGAGGATATAAAGCCGGAGGATGATAAGCCGGCATGGAACAAGACATGGCAGAAGAATTTTAAAAGCAAGAAGGACTCGAAAGAAAGAAAAAAAGACCGTTCCGCGAGCATAGAAACGGCATTTGATGTCTGCAATATGGACGGCAAAGTTACTATTAAAGAGCTTGCCGAGTATACCGGAAAATCGGAAGATACAGTCCGCAGACATCTTAAAGAATCACAAAAATTTTGGATTTCTGATGGTGAAGTCGGTAAAAAATAAAGCCGCAAACTCGGTCTTTTGCGTCTGCGTCTCAGAGTTGCAAACTCGGTCTTTTACCGAAAATGCGTTTTGCAACCGCAAACTCGGTTTTTTACCGACTTTGCGACAGACGCACGCAAAGTATAGTATCTACGATACATAAAATGCGTTTTGCGTCTGTCAGTCTAAGGGCGTAAAGTGTGGCGGCTTAAAGCTGCCGCCGCACACAACTTTTCGCCTGCCTTAGACAAAAGCGAAAAACTTGAGAAAAAGGAGCGAAATTGTAAAAAATGAAAAAAAGTCAGAAGATTGGAAATTATAAAGAAAATGCCACCGCTATATCACTCTTTTCCGGAAACTGAGTTTAACATTTTTGAAAGCGCCGTTGTGAAATGGATTATATCGCAGCCTCAAATATTGCAGTACCTTTTTGACAAGGCACACGATTACATGCGGTATGATCCGACAACGGGTAAATGGGAAGGAGTCGATTACCGTGACAACTGAATTTTTCATGCCGATGCATCCGCCCACGGTAACTCATCATGACAAAAAGATAACCGTCAAAAACGGTAAGCCGATAATGTACGATTCGACCGAGCTGAAAGCGACCAAGAGTAAATTAACATCACATCTCGCGAGGCATGTCCCGGCACAGCCATACGGCGGCGCAGTCAGGCTGATGGTCAAATGGTGCTTCAGCAATACAGGGACTAAGCACAGAGACGGGGAATGGAAAACCTCGAAGCCCGATACGGACAATCTCGAGAAAGCCTTGAAAGACTGCATGACCCGCCTACACTTTTGGAAGGACGATGCGCAGGTCGCATCGGAGATCAGCGAAAAGTTTTGGGCTGCCGTGCCGGGAATTTATGTGAGAATCGAGGAGCTGCCATGCTGAAACAAATAACCCAGAAAGAGACCAACAGGCGCTACATACGGGAGCGGACGAGTGACCGGGAAACACACTGCCTGAGATGTTATTACTGCTGCAAGATATTCGAGGCAGGAGATGATAGTCGGTATGTTTGCTCGAAATGCGGCCGAGAACTCATTGAAACGGGATTTTTGAAAGTGAGTGACGACTATTCGGAGGCAAAGAACAATGCGTGAGATACTTTTTCGTGGCAAAGGCGATAAAAAATATAATGATGGTATGTGGTATTTCGGTGTGCCTATTCGCTGTTATGACGGCGACTGGCAGATTTGCACCAATAATAGCAAAAGGACGGTAATCCCTGAAACGATAGGGCAGTACACAGGTTTGGCAGACAAAAACGGCACGAAAATTTTCGAGGGCGATATTGTTTTGTTGAAAGGCGATGAGGAGCCTTACCAAGTTGCTTTTGATGAATCCTGTTTTCAAGTTTATGGCAACAGTATTTGCTATGTTATGGATAACTTTTACGACCACGATATAGAGGTCATCGGCAATATCTATGATAACCCCGAGCTATTGGAAGGTGATGGCAGTGCCTGAGATGTGTCCGGATGAGCATTGTGTGTTTCTCGTCCAGACCGGCGGAGAAAAGCCTTTGTGCCCGTTTTGGCATTGTCTGAAGCCGGAGATTGAAAAGCACGACAAAACCCGAGAGGAGGCTGTTAAATGACGCTTAAAGAGTTGTCGCAGCTGTACTACCTTGACAAGGAGATAGAGCTTGACCGTGAGAGGCTTGCGGAACTGCGGGCAAATTTGCTCTGTCCGAGGTCGCCGAACTACGACGGTATGCCGCATAGCCCGAACCCTGAGCCTGCGCTTGAACGCTGCATAGCGGAGATAACGGATCTCGAAGCTATAATCCAGGCTAAAATCGAGCAGCGCATATATGAGCGCGCCAGGCTCGAACGCTACATATCGGATATTCCCGACAGCCTGACCCGGCAGATATTCACTCTGCGATTCGTGGATGGCTTGAAGTGGGAAGAAGTGGCGGCAAAGATTGGAGGATATAACACCGCAAAAAACTGCAGCAATATATGTTATCGCTACATTCGGCAAAATTGAGAATTTTGAGGATTTTGTTGAATATATATATGCTATGCTTTATGTCGAAGAAGGTTACCGATTTACTCATGGTGTCGTGAGGCAGACGTGTGTAGAAAGGCGAGAATGGTCAACTGCCTCACACTTTTTGTGCGAAACGGTTGACCATTCAGTGCTTAAGTGTTATAATATCTGAGTGCACATTGTGCGATGGCTGCTAATTATTCCAAAAAAGCATTACGCATAAACTCGAGTATCACTTTTGCGAGCGATACGAGGAGATATCCATCGCCAGATTGCTGCGCCGTATAAAGAGCCGCCACTGCAGTGAGGACGAAAATTGATATGCTGACCAGGCAAATGATCGTCTTCTCTACGTGTTGAAATGATTCAGTCGACGGCTCTTTACGGGGTGCTCGTTCTTCCCTCGTTTCTTTTGGTGGTTCTAATGGTGGTCCTGAAAGGTTTATCACTACATGAGAACCATTTTCATTTCGGATGCTGCCAACTTTACTGATGTTGATTGCGTTGCGGTAGTTTTTCATTTATGATGCCTCCTTTTTAATATTCGCTTAAATAAAATAAGACAGCATCAAAGAGAATGCTGTCTTATGCTCTTCTCTTCCGTGGATCAACAAACACGGGATAAAGAGCCTGAGCTATTTATTCGTGCAGATCGTTTTGCTTTTTACGATCTTACCGATTTATTATATATTTTTCACGTAGTATTTTATCATATTAATATCAATTGTCAAGCCCAATAGCGGATTTTTTTAGATGCATGTTCGCAGAATTTTGACGCTGTACAAACCTAATATGTTTTGTGCTTGCGGATCGATTGCGTATGTGATATTATTATCGAACATGAGTTTGATAAAACTTTTTTTGCAGCCTTTTGAGGCTGCTTTTTTTATGCTTTTTATAACCCGATTGTAAAAAATATGTGACACAAGAACGGAGGTGAACCCATGACTGACAAGCAAAGGCGGTTTGCAGATGAGTATATCGTCGACTGCAACGCGACAAGAGCATACAAAGCTGCTTATCCGCATGTGAAAAACGATGCGACGGCATCAGCAGCGGGAACCAGAATGTTAGGAAATGTTAATGTTAAATCCTACATCGAAGCAAAACTTGAAGAGCTGAGCTCGAAAAAGATAGCCGACGCACAGGAGGTCATGGAGTACCTCACTGCCGTGATGCGCGGAGACAGCACGGCGAGTGTTGTCGTCGTAGAAGGTCAAGGTGATGGCTGCAGTGCGGCAAAGGTGCTGGATAAGCCGCCGGACGAAAAGGAGCGCCTGAAGGCTGCGGAGCTGCTTGGCAAGCGTTTCAGCCTGTTTAAGGATGGAATTGAAGTCTCCGTCAACGCGCCGCAGATTATCGATGATATAGGGGGCGGCTAACATGGCCGTCAGGCTTACTGACATAATCGCGCCGTCGTTTTACGAAGTGCATCGCGATGTGTGTGCCGGGCAGCATACGCATTATGTGCTTAAAGGCGGGCGCGGAAGCACAAAGAGCAGCTATATATCGCTTGAGATTGTCTGCGGCATCATTAAAAACCCTGATGCGCACGCGATCGTGTTCCGCAAAATTGCAGACACGCTGCGGGACAGCGTTTTTGCACAGATGCTGTGGGCTATTGAGAAACTGGGCGTGTCGCAGTATTTTAAAGCGACGGTCAGTCCGATGAAAATCACATATCTGCCGAGCGGGCAAACGATTATGTTTCGAGGTCTTGACGATCCGATGAAAGTCAAGTCCATAAAGATCCCGTTCGGCTATTTTCGTTATATTTGGTTTGAGGAATGGAATCAGTTTTCCGGGATGCGGGAAACTGATAACGTGCTGCAGTCGGTCATGCGCGGCGGCAGTAAATTCGATGTTTTTTATTCATACAATCCCCCCGAGTCGTTGCGGGCATGGGTGAATGATGAGGTACGCGTTGAGCGCGCCGACCGCCTGATACATCACAGCACATATTTGACTGTGCCGCAGGACTGGATAGGCGCGCCGCTGCTGTTGGAGGCGGAGCACCTGAAACAGCACTCGCCGGAACGGTATCGGCACGAGTTTCTCGGGGAAGTTACCGGCACGGGCGGCGAGGTATTCCGGAACATCAGTATCCGACCCATCAGTGCCGAAGAGATTGCGCGGTTTGACCGTATCAGGCGCGGCATAGACTGGGGCTATGCGGTTGACCCGTTTGTTTTTATATCGTGCAACTATGACAAGCCGCGCAGGCGGCTGTACATATACGACGAGATATACGCGGCGGGCATGAGCAACAGACTTGCCGCCGACCGTATAAAATCTCGTGGAGTTGCCGGCGAAATTATCGCAGACTCCGCTGAACCGAAGTCTATAGCGGATATGTATGAATACGGCCTGAGAGTCAGAGGCGCACGCAAGGGTCCGGACAGCGTGAAGCACGGCATAGAATGGCTGCGCGACCTCGACGAAATAATAATAGATCCCGCCCGTTGTCCAAACGCGGCGCGGGAATTTTCATCGTATGAGCTCGAACGGGATAAGGACGGCAATTATAAGGCGAACTATCCCGATAGAGACAACCACACGATTGACGCTACGCGCTACGCCACAGAGAACGACCAGCAGAATGTGAGGGTAACTTAATGATTAACAATATGGACTTGATAAGAGAAAAGCTCGCGTATCACCATACGGCTACGGACGATGAGATTATCAAAACCGTGCTTAAAAATGCGCGGGAAGACCCGGAGTATCTGGCGGCATGCGAGGGACTCCGATATTATCGCGGTATGCAGGACATTCTGCAGAAAGATTTTCGCGAGACGGTCGTTTACGAAGAAGACGAAAACAGCCCGGCGGGCATAAAGCGCGGCGGTGTTAAGATAATCAATGAAAACAATTCGAATCACCACAATGTGCATAATTTCCATGCGCTGATGGTCGATCAGAAAGTCGCGTACATCCTCGGCAAGCCGCTTTCCGTCTCCGTCGAGGGTGCAAATGACGGAGCAGGCAGTGTGGATGAAAGCCTGAAAGCTTTTGAGGACGCTGTCACCGCAGTGACCTCAGACGAGGCTTTTGTGGACATGCTCCCCGACCTCGCAACAAATGCATCGAATTGTATCGTCGGATGGCTGCATGTCTATTACTCGGCAGCCGGCAAGCTTTGTTTTGTTGTTATCCCGACGACAGAATGTATTGCCTGCCGCGATATGAGTTATCAGCAGGTGATTACCGACTTTTTCCGCCACTATAAAATAACCGTCGTGCAAAACGGCACAGAGACGGAGCGGGAGCGGGTAGAGTGGTGGACTGCGACAGGGGTAAAACGCTATGTCGAAAACGATGCCGGAGAGTTTGTGCTCGAAAGCAACAGCCCGCACTGGTATAACGAGCAGATAATCAACGATGAGCGCGTCTCGGTTGAGGCGAAATCGTGGGGAAAAATCCCGTTTGTTCCGCTATATAACAATTCTGCGCATCAGACCGACCTTTCGCGAATCAAAGGTCTGCTTGACGCATATAACCTGATATCTTCTGCGTCGACGAATAATCAGATAGATCTCGTCGAGCTCTATTGGATGATACAGGGATACGGCGGCGAGACCGCAAAAGCGATACAGCAGAAGCTGCAGATAAACAAGGCGGTGTCAATAAGCGATCCGTCCGGCAAGATAAGTGCCGAGCAGGTCACACTTAATGTCACCGAGCGCCTCGCCTGGCTCGATATGCTCCGCCGGGACATATATCATATCGGGCGCGGCATTGATATGAACGATGAAAAGCTCGGCAGCGCGCCGTCAGGCGTCAGTCTGAAATTCCGCTACACCCTGCTTGACCTTAAGGCTGACCCGCTTGTCTCAAAGTTAAAGGTCATGCTGAAAGAGCTGTCATGGTTTATTACGCAGGATATCAACCTGAAGAACGGTACCGACTATGACTATACGCTTATAAAATATGATGTCCACAAGTCGATGATAGTCAATGACGCGGAGACGGTGGATATAATCCAGAAGTCGCAGGGGCTTGTGCCCGATAAGATGCTTTTAGCAAAGCACCCGTTTGTTGACGATGTCGCGCAGGCATATGAAGAGCTGCAGAAGCAGCGCGAGGAAAACGCAAAGATGTTTATCGGCGACGATGACGACAAGGACGATTCCGAAAAGGATGATGAATAATGCGCTCTGATCTCTATTGGGAGGAGCGGGCACTGCAGCGCGAGGAATATGCCCGACGTGCCTCGACGCGGGCTATAAAGACAAAAACGGTCAAGTTATACGCTAAGGCGCAGAAGGACCTCAACGCCCGCATAAATCGGATATTTTCGCATTATGCGGCAAATGGTGAATTGACGCCGGAAGAGGCTCGGCGGATGCTGAACACCAAAGAAGCGGAAGCGGAATTGGAGGCACTGCGCAAAGAGCTCAATAACATAAAAGATCCGGTCATAAAAAGAAAAGCACTTGCCCGTCTCAATGCGCCGGCATACGCCGCGAGGATAAACCGCCTTGAGGCTTTGAAAGCCAATATCGAGACGGAAACGGCATTGCTTGCCGGCCGGGAGAAGCGGGAGCTCAAGCGGCTGCTTGAAGACGTGAGCGGGGATACATACTATCGCAGTATATATGACACGCAGATCGGTACGGGATTAGGCTTTGAGTTCTCAGCCCTGCCGAAAGGCGCCGTAAACACCATAGTAAATGACCGCTGGAAAGGCGCGAATTTTTCTGATCGCATCTGGCAGAACACATCCGCGCTTGCCAACAGCGCATACGGTATTGTGGCGCGTGGAATTATGACGGGAGCGGGTCCGCAGGTAATGGCGCGCCAGCTCGCCGACGCGATGCAGTCCGGAATGTACAGCTCGATGCGGCTGATACGCACCGAGACAAACCGTGTGCATAACGCCGCCGAAAAGGTGGCATACGAAGAGGAAGGCATAACGGAATACAGATTTCTCGCCACCCTTGACGGGCGCACCTGTGATGTCTGCGGCGCTTTGGACGGCAAGACTTTTCCGGTCTCCGAAGCGAAGGAGGGCATAAACTATCCGCCGCTCCATCCGAACGACCGCTGCACTACAACGGCAGTCATAGAGGGACAAAACCGAGCCGAACTCAAACGCAGAGCATTGGATCCCGAGACCGGGAAAACGGTGCTTATTCCGGCAGAAACGACATATGAAGAGTGGCTTGCGGATAATATAAATCCTCTTACCGGGAAGCTTAAATATTATCCGCCCAAGACATTGACACAAGTATCCTCCTACAATAGAGATCAGTTCGAACGGTATTCGGCAGTCTTAAAAGAAAACGTGCCGGATTCTCTTGATGAATTCTTAAAAATAAAGTATAATGATCCTGAGAAGTGGAAGACGCTCAAGAGGCAATACCGCTTGGTGAATCAATATAAGATAGATTCAGGCAATTTATCTACTGATGAAATCTTACGGTTTGATAAAAAGGTTATTTATGAAAAAAGACTCCAGTTCACGAGCAAATACAAAAGAAGCGGAAACATTGCCGGAGCATATATCGATGATGATTTTGACAATATGTACTATGCACATAGTGCAGTATCTACAAAAGCAGACAGCAGTGGGTATAAAGGAACTGGGAAATTGGTTTTACTAAAAGAGGCACGACGTTTTAAATATATTGCTGTTCGCCGAGAGGATGGAACGATAAGAGAAGGAACCCACAATGATACTGAGGCAAAGCTTTTTGAGTTCTTTGCTGATTTGTATGAAACAACCCCCTTTAAAAAGATATGTATGCTTTCCGAACGTGGAATGTGTGATAGCTGTAAAGGGGTGATGCAGCAATTTAAAGAACTATACCCGGATGTTGAAGTGAATGTTATCTCAAACAAAAGGGTTGAAGGCAATGTTTGGAAAGAAAGGGTGAGAAAAAGATGAAATACGACCTTGATTATCAGGGCGCAACAGAAATTTTTGAAAGTCGTGTGATTACGAGTATACCGCCAATAACGGGAAAACTTCTCGAAAATTCATATCTTCCGGAGTTTGATCAGGATATCCTTGAAGAAGCCGAACGTCTTAACGCGGTGCTTCCGTTGATAAAGTGGGAAGTGGACAACAACGATCTCAGCGAAGCCATGAGCGACGAGCTCTATCTCTACTATGAGGATTTGCTCAAAGGTCGCCTCGACGGAATACTGGACGAAGAAGAAGCCCCGATTATCATAAAAGACCTCACCGAGAGCTATATAAAAGCTTTCGGAAAAGATACTCTTGATGAAGAGGATCAATAATAAATAACGAGCCGCCAAGCGAAAGCGAGGCGGTTTTGTCATATCACAACATAATAATTACAGCGTTTTGCAGTCAAATGCAAAGCGCTGTTTTTATATCCAAATTTATCCGCCACCCGGAGCAAAATGGTGTCGCGCAATATTGGGACTGGCCAAGTAAAAAGGGAGCGCGGGAAAGGACAGACATGGACTGGCTTAAAGACATTTTAGGCGACGCACACACCGAGGACATCGACAAGAAGATAGCGAGCTATATCGGCAAGAACTTTGTTTCAAAAGCAGATTTTCGCGCCGAGTCCGATAAGGTCAAGAACCTTGAGGACCAGATAACAGAGCGGGACAGTCAGCTTGAAGAGCTCAAAAAGGTTGATACCGCCGGACTGCAGGCTACAATTACACAGCTGCAGAACGAGAACAAGCAGGCTAAGGCTAAGTATGACAGCGATATCGCTGCCATGAAACTTGACTCCGCTATCGATGCCGCTATTACAGCCGCCAAAGGCAAGAACGCAAGAGCTATAAAAGCCTTGATAACACCCGGCAGTGTGAAACTCGACAAAGACGGCAAGCTCGAGGGCTTTGACGATCAGCTCAAAGCAATCAGAGAAAGCGACGCCTATCTTTTTGACAAAGTCGAAACCAGACAGAGGGGCGGAGACCCCGACCACGGCGGCGGAGACCCCGAACCGGGCGAAGCCCCCGAGAACTATGCCGATTATGTGAATTGGCGCAAAAATCAGTAAAAACGGAGGATTTAACAAATGTCAAACAAATTCCTGACTCCTCAGATAGTCGCGAACGAGGCTCTTATGGTGCTCGAGAACAATCTCGTTGCTGCCGACCTTGTCCACAAGGACTATTCCAAGGAGTTCGCACACGTCGGTGATACTATCACCATCCGCAAGCCCGCGAAGTTTTCCGCGAAGAACTTCGTCGGCGAGACCGTAGACCAGAATGTGAACGAGGACAGCGTCAAGGTGACCCTTGACCATTTCCGCGATGTCACCGTTCCGGTCACTTCCAAGGAAATGACCCTCGACATCAAGTCATTTTCTGAGCAGATCATATCTCCTGCGGTGCAGGCCATATCCCAGGCCATCGACAGCGATATTATCGCCGAAGGCATCGCAAACGCCGGCAACACCGTGAGCGGCACCGCGAACGCGGCCGACCTCAAGGACATTGCCAACATTGCCAAGGCATTTGACCTCAAGGGCGTACCGATACAGCAGCGCAGACTTCTCGTCAATCCGACGCACAAGTATCGCTATCTGACCACGGAAAACCTCTCAAAGGTCGCATATGCAGGCAACTCCGACGCCCTGCGCTCAGCAGAGCTCGGCTCTATCTATGGTCTTGACACCTATATGTCGCAGAATGCCCCCGATACCCTCGCGGCAACTGCGGGCACTGCGACCGCTGCAAAAGTCTCCTGCACCGCCGGCGAGACCAAGGTCGCACTCTCGGATGTCACTGCGGCGACCGGCACCTTTAAAAAGGGCGACGGCTTTATCCTCGACGGCTATCTTTACAGATTTGCCGCCGATGCAACTGCCGCAAGCGGCGCGGTCGCTGAGGTCGCGATAGACCAGCCTATCCATCGCACTATTGCCTCGGGCGAGGCGGTCACGGTGTATCTCGTCAAAACGACTCATTCCCTTGCATTCCACCGCAACGGCCTTGCACTCGTTACCCGTCAGCTTGAGCTGCCTATGGGCGCGAATAATGCGGCTATTGCATCGAGCAGGAACGGTCTTGCTATCAGGGTTGTATATGACTACGACATCAAGCACAAGACCGACCGCGTCAGCTTTGATATCCTGTACGGCGTCAAGACCCTTGACAGCGACATGACCGCAAGGCTGGTGGGCTGATATGACAGAGCAGAACAAGGCCGACCTCATAGCCCGGATGCGCGTGATGTTGGGTAAGGAAATGTCGCTGCCGGCTGCCCGGTATCTGCTGGACAGTGTCGAGTCAAAGGTGTTGCGATATACCAAGCGGCGTGAGCTTGTCCCCGGTCTTGATCTGCTTGTGGCAGAGATAGCCGCGCAGCGTTACCGCACGCAGCAGCCGGGCTCTACCGATGCGGCGCAGACCGTTGCAAGCATAACGGACGGCGACCAGAGCGTGAGCTTTAAGCACAGCGACTCAGACCTCGCCACAACGGCGGAACTGAGTGACAGCGAAAAGGTGATGCTCAACGAGTGGAGGAGGCTTTTCTGGTGAAGATCCCCGACGCCTTCAGACGCGCACAGCGCGCCGTATTTCAGGACAAAACAGTCGAGCATTATAAAGCCGTCAAACAGACAGGAACGCTCGGCAGCGAAACAGTGAAGCCCGCAGAAACACCTGCGGGCTCTTTTACTGTCAACTTCCGACTCGTTACCGACGCTATGCAGGCGCAGGAATGGGGGCTGCAGTGCAACAAAGACGCCACCTTTTCAACATCCGATACGCTCGCTGTCGAGAAGGGCGACTATGTGAAATACGGTGGCGCTTATTACCGAATCACCGAGATCCAGCCGCACGACAGCCACACGCTGTATCTTTGCAAGGCGGTGAGCCATGAGTATTGAAATTAAGGGCCTCGGCGAGCTGGCAAAAAAACTCGCAAAGCTCGGCAGCGCTGATACCGCCATATCAAACGGTACGCGCGAAGCGGCGCGAATAGTCAACAACAGCGCAAAAGAGTTGTGTCCAGTAGATAACGGCAACTTGCGCGCGTCGCTGCATACCGACTACAAGCGCGAGGGTAGCAAGCATATCAGCAGCGTATTGACCAATGTTGAATACGCCGCCTATGTGGAATTCGGTACGGGTCCTAAAGGTAACGGCACATATCCTTACAAGCTGCCGGGCGGGATCCATTACAAGGCGGACAAGTGGCGCGGCAAAATCCCTGATGTCGGCTGGCGAATGATAAGCGGACAAAAGGCGCAGCCGTATCTCTATCCTGCGCTTATAAACAATCGCGAAGCAATACTCGAGTGCTATAAGCGCGCGATACAACAGGAAATAAATCGTAAAGGCGGTCAGAAAAATGGTTGATATCGAACAGGTGACTTATGATGTGCTTTCACTCGCCGTACCGGGTGTGAAATGGTCTGCGGAATATCCGCAGAGTTTTGAACGGCACGGTTTGATAAAGCAGATGGATAACTCCGTTAAAATGCCATCCTCTTCGCGTCCGGATCATTTTTCCCGGATCGCCGTGCAGATCCAGGTGTGGATGGCGACGCCGGAGGGCAGAAACGAGGTCGAGAGGCAAGTTGATGATGCGATGCTTCGCCTCGGTCTGCTTCGCGGCAGTCCTAACCACCTTGAGGACGAACAGGAGGACGGTACGGTGTTATACCGCACCGTCCTGCTTTATAACGGAGTTTACGACAACAACACGAAGCGGTTTTACCGCAGTTAACAAGGAGGTAAGTATAAATGGCTGAAGATTATCAGACTTCTATAGGCGTGATTCTGAAAATGGGCGCGAGCGCAGAAGCGGCAGCTGAAGTTCCCGGTCTGCTTGATTTTCCCGATATGCTCGGCGAATCGGACAAAATCGACGTGACCACGATGAAGGACACGCAGAGAAAGTATAAGCCTGGGCTTTCCGACCCCGGAGACATGGCGTTTACTTTCGGCTATGAGGGCATGAAGACCGGCACGAACTGGGCGACCCTCAAGGGAGCTAAGGATGCAGACAAGACCTTTATTCTGCTGTTCCCGGACGGTTCCGGTTTCACATGGACAGGCAGAGTGTCACTTTCGATGCCCGGAAAGGGCGTCGCAGAGGCGCTGACCTTTACTGCAAAAATCACTCCATCGTCGGATATAGAGGAATATACCTCGTCTGGCGGCTAAAGAACACATCGGCGGGGGAAACTCCGCCGAAAATTTAAAATAAGGAGACAACAACTATGCTTACTGCGTGTAATGCACCTTTTTATAGATTGACCGCCGGCGAGAAGGAGTACAAGCTCAAGCTCACGACGGCGACAAAAATCGAAGTGGAAGACCGTATAGGCTGCAGCCTGCTTGAAGCTCTTGACAAGCTGGCATACACCAAGGTCTTTGCAGTGACCCTCTGGGGCGCGCTGCAGAAATACCAGGCAAATATGACGCTCCCCAAGACATATGAGCTCATCGATGCGCTTGAAGCCGAGGGCTTTACCCTCGAGGACAGAGCGGACACATTCCTCGGCATTATGAAGGTGTCCGGTTTTTTTACACCGGAACAGATAGCGGACATGGAGCGGGAGGACGAGGAGCAGGAGATAGAGTAATCTTCTCCTCGGCGACCGAGTGGGTCGCGGATCTCAAACCTCGCGCTTTTGCGGTCGGGATAACCCCGGACGAATTCTGGAGCATGTCGGCCGGAGAGGTTGAGGACCTTATATCCGCAAGGCAAAAGGCAGAAAATGAGCGGCGTAAATGGCAGTTACAGCTGATATGGAATCTCGGGCAGCTTGATTCTTTCGCGTTTAACGACCCGAAAAAATATCCTACGCTTGAAAAGGCGTTCCCGTCAGCTTTCGGCATGCAGCAAACCGGGTGGATGGTAATCAAAACTCGGATGTCCGCTTATGCCAAATCAAAAAACGCCGCAAGGCACAGGGCAGGTGAAAAAAATGACAGTTGAAGAACTGCAAGTGCTGATTACAGCAAACACCAAGGACTTTAACGCCAAGATTGATAAGGCGAACAAGAGGCTGGGATCGCTCGAACAGCAGGCAACGCGCACGGGAGCGGGTGTCGGAAAGCTTTTTACAGGCTTAAAAACGGCCGCTGCCGTTGCGGCTATACAAAAAGCAGTGAGCGAAGTCAAGAAGCTGACGGACGCATACGCGGAAAACGAAGCCGCGCAGATGGGCTTGTCGAGCATATTGACCGCGCAGGGAAAAGACCTGAACGCCGCAAAAGCATGGCTTAAATCGTATACCAAAGACGGCCTTATCCCGATGATGGACGCTTACACCGCGTATAAGAGACTCGCGGCGGCAGGGTATTCCGACGAGCAGACACAGTCCATACTGACCAACCTGAAAGACTCGGCGGCATTTAACCGTCAGGGCAGTATGACGATGGGCGAAGCCATCAAGAGCGCAGCCGAAGGTATCAAAAACGAAAACAGCATTCTTGTCGACAACGCCGGCGTTACAAAAAACCTGTCCATTATATGGGACGAATACGCGGCATCGATAGGCAAGACTGCAGCAACGCTGACCGACGCAGAAAAGCGCATAGCCACGACACAAGGCATCATGCGGGAGACGGCATTCCAGACCGGGGATGCTGCGAAATATGCGAACACACTCGCAGGGGCGCAGGCCGCTTTGAAAGCTCAGACAAAAATGTTGTCGAGCGCGCTCGGGTCAATGTTTGCGCCGGCTTTGCAGCAGTGTATTCCGCAGGTCACGGCGTTGCTTGAAAGATTGACCGCTCTCGCCGAAAAAACCGGGCAAGTTATGGCTATATTGTTCGGCACGTCGAGTGCAACGAGCCGGACATCGTCAAACACCGCCAAGCTTGCCAATAGCACACAGCAAGTGTCCACAAACTTCGGCAGTGCGGCGAAAAAGGCGAAGGATTATAAGAACGCTTTGCTCGGCATCGATGAAATCAATCGTCTCGGAACGCCGGATACCGGATCTGATAGCGGCAGCGGCGGAAGCAGCACAACGGTATCGAGCGGGGGAAACAATTTTAAGAGCCCATTTTCCAATGCTGACAGTGTTATTGACCCGAAGCTTGCGGAGCGTGCCGAAGAGCTGAAGCAGAAATTCAAGAAGGTCAGAGAAGAGCTTGAAAAATGGGAACCGGCGTTTATCGGAGCCGGTACTGCAATAGGTTCGTTCCTACTTATTTTTGAAGGTGCCAAGCTTTTCAAAAAAATAAAAGACCTCGGGGGAATTGTTTCCGCTTTTAAGTCTTTAAAGTTCGTGAGCAAGCTGTCTACAATAGGCGCGAGCATCAAAGGTGTTTTTACTGCATTAGGTACCGCGCTTGGCGCAAGTGCCGGAGCTGCGACTGCTGTAGGTGTTGCTGTGGTTGCTGCGGTAGCCGTGGCAATTGCGGCGGTGGTTTTACTGATAGTCTATTGGGACGAAGTGAAAGCAGCTGCTAAAAAGGCATATGACTGGATAAAAGAAAAATGGTCGTCTTTGGGTGAATGGTTTAAAAGCAATGTTTCCGAACCGATAAAAGAAACGTTTTCAAAAACATGGGATAAAATCAAAGACGTCTTTTCTCCCGCTACTGAATGGTTTGGAACTTTGTTTGGTAGCGTAAAACAGACGTTCGACGATGTTTTCTACGATATCGGCGTTATAGCAAAGGGTTGTTGGGAAATTGTAAAAGCGGCTTGGGACATAGCGGGATCATGGTTTAAAGAAACCGTAATTGGCCCGGTTTCCAACTTCTTCGGCGGAATGTGGGAAAGCTTGAAATCAAAGGCGAAGGACGCCTGGGAGGGTGTTAAAACGGCTTTTTCCCCTGTTGTAAATTGGTTTAAGGATAAATTTACACAAGCGTGGACAGCAGTCAAAAATGTTTTCAGTGTAGGCGGAAAAATTTTTGACGGCATTAAAGAGGGCATAACTGCAGCGTTCAAAGCTGTTGTTAATGCAATAATCGGAGGTATAAACAAAGTTGTTGCAATACCGTTTAATGCCATAAACAAGTCAATCGATAAGCTGAGAAATGCGAATATACTCGGCTTGTCGCCATTTGCTGATCTGCGCGATATATCGATACCTCAAATTCCAAAGCTTGCAACAGGTGCAGTGATTCCGCCGAACAGAGAGTTTATTGCGATGCTCGGCGACCAGAAAAACGGCACGAATATCGAAACGCCGGAGAGTTTGCTGCGAAAGGTCGTCAAGGAAGAAAGCCGCGACAGTGATGGCGGCGACTGGCATATACAGGTCGTGCTTCCTGACGGTACGATAAAAGGAGAGGCTATAGTAACCGCTGTTCAGAGATATAACCAAAAGAGCGGAAGAACAGTTATTCCATGCGACATATAAAAAGCAGCCCCTCTGAAAGGGGCTGCTTTCAATATGAAACAAAGGAACCGTAGAGAACTTTATCTTCAATTTCCGCATATGTAAGACTTGTTCCCTGTGAAGCGTAGGACATCTGAATTACAAAATCGCTGCGCAACAGTGCACCATAGGAGTTTTGTGAGTCAACCCATGCGCTGACCGTAACGGTGTCTTTATAGCGCGATACAATCCATGCGCTTGTATCCGTGAGGTCGGGGAACGACGCGGCTGATGGGGTCTTGAGGTATTGCTTAACATGTTGTTCTGCCATGCCCTTGTAATAATTTGACTCGTAGGAGCTGAGATAGTAATCTTCAATGTTTGCGAGGGCTCCGCCTTTTTTGGAGTTAAACAGTTCGACTCCGCCGCTCGAAATGTAACTCGTCGTTCCATTGGAAACGACAAGCGTTCCGGATATCTTATCGTTCGAAAACTTAAAGCTTTTGTCTGTCGAGTTTGATGATAATGATTCAAAGTAAATCGGAGTGGAAATTCCCACTTTTTTAAAGTCGTTTATAACTTTTTGAGCCTGTTCATCCGAGAGGTCAGCGTAGAGCTTAAGTGCTTGGACTGAGACATCGCCAATATTTTGCGACGCAGCGGCTTCTGTTATCGGCGGCTCGCTCGTCTTGTTTTTGTCCTTGCTTTTATCTTTGCTTGCTTTCTTTTCTTCTTTAAGTTGTGATTCGGCGGCAAGCTTTGAATCATATTCAGATCTTTCTTCGGGGGTCATGTTATTGTAGTTGGTTTGTGCTCCACAAAAAATGAACACATTAGATGCAACAAAGCAAATCAAAGCTGCAACGACAAAATTCTTGCGGGGTTTCTTCTTGAAGATCCGCACAACTGCAATTACTAAAAAGGCGATTACACCCGCCAAAGATAAAAAGCCAAGTCCAAAAAGAACATTATCCATATTATTTTTCTCCTTTTTCCTTTTAATTTATCATGTTTTATTTTTTATGTCAAGAAAGAAGGTGGAACAGCAGTGGCAACCGCTTTTAATCCCGGCGACAATCCGATAGCTACCGTGGACGGCGTAACTATGCCGGTATATCCGGACTCGGAGGACGGATATAAATGGGAGCTTGAGGACGCTTCGGCTAGCGACGCAGGGCGTACCGAAGATGTCGTCATGCATAAAAAACGTATAGGGCAGACCGACGCGGTAACGCTTAAATTTTCCGGGCTGTCCATAGCGAACGCGAGCAAGATCCTGAAAATGTTCAACCCGGAGTATATAACGGTCAAGTACTTAAATATGCTCGAGGGCGGATATGTAACAAAAGAGTTTTATGTCGGCAACAGAAGTGCGCCGCTGTACAACAGCAGTCTGAATGTTGTTGACAATGTGACCTTTAAAATCGTGGCGCGAAAGGGGTGATGTTATGTATCCAATAACTTCTGCCGGGCTTGCGGCTCTGCGAGAGGATGTGGTGCAGTCCGTCAATATCCTCTGTACGCCTACCAAAGGCACGGCATTTAATATCACCGACAAAGACATTATTGGCGCGGTAACGGTGGACTGGTCGAGCGTCACGGGCGGCAAGCTTGATTTGGGCTCGGCGTGTATGTCGGAGCTGAGCTTTACTCTCGAAAATGCCGACGGCGCGTTTGACGATAAGGTGTTCGAGGGCGCACAGCTGTATGTCACTACGAGCTTTCCCGCAGGCTCGACAAAGGAGACAGTGCCTATCGGCTATTACACGGTGGATAGCCCTCCGCGCAAGCTCAGGAGCATCAAAATAACGGCATATGACCGCATGGCTAAGTTTAATCGAGTCTATGATAGCGAGCTTGCCTATCCTGCAACGCTGTATCAGATAGTCGCCGATGCCTGCACCAAGTGCGGGGTGTCGCAGAAGCTTCCGACGAACACTTTGCATCGGGGTGTGTCGATACCTAAACGCCCGAAGGCGGACAATCTGACCTATCGTCAGGTGCTTGTCTGGGCTGCGGAGCTTATGGGCGTGAGCTTGTATATTGACTATGACGGCAAGCTGACAGGCGGGTGGTATGCGACTAATGCTAAGCACATGGTAATAAAAGCTTCAGATCGCTTTACTTCCGGCAATACAGACTTTGCCGAAAACAACATCGTGTTTTCCGGTGTGCGTATCGTCGGAAACGACGAGAACAAGACAGAGTACCTCGCGGGCACAAAGGACTATGCCTTTAACATCGAGGGCAATCTTCTTGTGCAGAGCGATATGAGTATCGACGCACTGGCAACGGAGCTTAAAACCGCACGGTGCAGTCTTACATACACGCCTATGTCCTGCACTACACACTCTTTCCCGCACCTCAGACCGCTCGATGTGATGAATTTTGAGACGGCTCAGGGGACGAAGAAAGTCGTGTTGACAAATGTCAAGTGGCAGTCACAGAACCGCTGCACGAAGCTTGAGGGCAAGGGCGAAACGGCAACGCAGTCGGGATATGCCACAATGGGCGCGTTTACACCGAAGCAGCAGGCAGTACTCGAACAGACACGCGCACAGCAAGCTGCGCAAATCAACGACTTTGAGCAGGCGACCCTCGCGCTGAACGAGACCATCGCGAATAGTATGGGCTTATATGTCACGCGGAAAGCAGACAGCAGCGGCGCGGTAATTACTTATTACCACGACAAGCCTACGCTCGAGGGGAGCAACACTATCTACTGCCGCAACGCCGGTGGTTATGCCTGGACTAATAACGGTTGGAACAACGGATCCCCGAACTGGGAGTACGGTGTATCAAAAGACGGTGACGCGGTTATCCGAAGCATTGCCGCAAACAAGATATCCGCAAGTTATATCACAACGGACATCCTCTCGTCGCCGACCGGGAAGTTTTCCTTTAACTTGGACACCGGTCACATCGAAGCCTCTGATATCAACATCACTGGCGGCGATATAAACCTTGACGGCGGTACACTGTCAATCCTTAACAACGACGGCTATAAAGCCGATTTGTCAGGTGGAGTGCTTGACCTATATCAAGGTGCAGGCACAGGTAGCGGAACAGGAGAAAAATATCTGGCCTTTGGTAGCTCGATGCTGTACAAAACCGAGCTTGGCGGGGATTGGTATGCGACTATAGCCGCGCCGGAGTTTACGCTCGGCGGGCAGTCTGCAAAAGGCTTTAGATTTGGCACATCGAAAAACAACGCCTCTGCTGTTCGCCCGGCGGTCAACAGTCTCGACCTTAACTGGCTATCGGACTATATGCTTATAGAGGCAGATAGAACGCGCGTCAGAAAATGTGTCGAGACGAACGAATACGGACACAACCAGTTTGCCGGACACATCCACCACCGTCTTATAGGCGGTTATGACCACACTGTGGCGTTAGGCGTAGGCGCACCGGGCGGAAAAGCGTCAGCCGCATTGGAGTTGACAAATGTCGACGCCAAAACGATATTGGCAAGGATTGATGTCTATCAACCCGCGACGGACAGGGTTGCACTGCGTCTGCAAAGCAATGACGGCAAAGCGGCACTATTGTATATGAACGACAACGGGCTATATGCACAGTTTGGCGGCAACAAGGCAAAGTTGCTTGCCGGAAAGGATGCCTAATAGGTGGTGAAAAAATGACAAAAGCAGAAATCAAACAGAAAATTGCAGATATCAAGGCGCAGGGCGAAGCCTTGCAGAAACACAACGCACAGCTGATACAGCAGATAGAGGTCAATAAAGTCGAGCTTGCCAAGGTTTGCGGCAAAATCGAACTGTTGTCCGATATGCTCTCAGAACTCGAAAAAACGCCCGTGGAGGGTGAGAATGGGGAGGCGGAAAAAGATGCAGACAAGAACGATAACGGTTGACTATGCCCGCCCTCGCGGGTATGACGTCGGCTATCGCGCCGAAAATAACTTTACCTTGCTCGCTCTGCCTATCCCGGCAGAGCTTGAGGGCGCAGACAGCTATCGTGTCTACTTTGAGTCGACGGTCGGCGAGTATCTGCAAACCGAGCTGTTGACTCCTACGGACGGCTATGTGACTGTCAAAATCACGAGCGATATTGTGCCCGAGCCCGGCAACATGGCGGCGCAGCTTGTCGCTTTTGCGGACGGCGAGATAGTCGGCTATGCGCCTATGATAACAGGCTCTGCAAAGGTGTCAATCCCGGACGGCACAGAGCGGTTGAGTCACAGCCTCGCCGCCGAAATCGCGCTTAACACTGCCGCACGGCACAGCCACGCCAACAAGTTGGTGCTTGATAAGTTTGCCGAAACCGACGGCAAGCCGACCTATGACGGTCAGGCTTTAGGTGGTGGAGGCTTAATAGGAACCGAGTTTCTTGTGGTTAATGTGCAAATTCAATCAGGAGCAGAATATACAATTACTTCCCATGATAAGACCTACTCGCAAATAGACGAGGCTTACAAAGCGGGTAAGCAAGTTTTGGTGGTTTCGACAGAAGGAACTGATCAATATTTGCTTCCATTAACTATACGGTTTGAAGATAGTTATGAGTTTATATTGTTTGATGGTAATACGGGTTTTATTATAGATGCCGATAAACAAGATAACTGGACAGTTAGTTTTATAAACATGGATGCTTCTTCCGTAAATTTTTCATCAACTCTTGAAACTTTCCCGTCTAATATTAATAAAGTATCCGGCGCTTTAGAGTGGCTTATACAAAAATCCCACGAGCATAGTAATAAGACTGTACTTGATGGTCTCTCTGATTCTAATGGGGTTCTTAAATACAACGGCAATAATATTGGCGATGACAAAACTCCCGCCTATTATATCGACCTTACGGGCACTTACCCGAACTACACGTGCCCGGTAACTATGGACGATATAAAGGCGGCTTATAACTCGGGCTATAATCTTATCTGTCGTTGCACGTTGGGTAAATATACGGCAACACTCCCGCTGTTCATACCGATGCCAGCCGCCAATACTTGGCTTTTCTCAGGCTCGGGAGCACTGGAAAGCATGAACTTTTCCGCGCAGTCGTTTACCGTGGCAATAACAGCCAACGGTGTTGCGGCTCAAAAAAAACAGCTTATGCCATTTCCTACCCCTAATAGGCTTAAAATAACTGTCGGAGACATCCATTATCAATATGACGGCAGTTATGCGGTTAGTTTTGCAGTTCAGCCCGCAACACAATTAGTGGCAAACACAGACGGAGGAAACATAACCCTCGCCGACAACACCGAATACCGCCTCACCGATGTCACGACCTTAAGCCTAAGTTACCCGACAGGCAAGTTCGAGTGCTGGATGCGCCTGAGCTTCGCGGCAAGCGGCGATATCACGGTTACTCTGCCTGCGGGCACCGGATATATCGGCTCGGCGCCGGATTTCAAGAACGGCGAGACATGGGAGCTGAGCTTCAAAGACAAAATCCTGGCGGCGCAGAAGGTCGGTGAGGGCACATGAACAGGCGCAGACTAATGGCACTTAAAGAATCAGGCGGCAGTGTAGGTCTCCCTGACGGTTTTACGGCAGTAGAGTATATACAAACGTCAGGCGAGCAGTGGATAGACACGGGCTACAAGTACGGCGTAAGTAGCGACATAGAGGTTAAATTTGACATCTCTACCGGAGGCACACTCCTCGGGGCGCAAGATACGAATGACAGAAAATACAAGTTTGCCGTCGCCCTTAGCGGGAACTCATTATGGATTATCAGAAATGTATCTGCTGTATTTGATATTAGCGGTATGACAAAACCGTTAATTCTAAAAAATACGGGGGACTTGTTTAAACTAACAGACAACACAGGTATAGAAAAGAGAGAGTGGGCTGATACCACGGGTTATATCGGTTCTCAGTTATCATTATACCTATTTGCTCGACACGATCCAACGGGTGCAACCAATATGAACAAGTCGCTAATCTACTATTGCCGATTCTATGAAAACGGCGAGCTTGTTTGCGATATGCGCCCGTGCCTCGATGCAGACGGTGTGCCGTGTATGTACGATTTAATAAGACAGCGGACTTTATACAATCAGGGTAAAGGTTCTTTTACTTGGGGGTGATTAAATGTACGGAAAACTTATAGACGGCGAGCTCAGAGGAGCACCGCGACCAATAAGAACGGCGGACGGCGATGTGTTTACAAATGACCCGTCAATATACCTCGCCAACGGCTATAAGCCGATAATTTTAACCGACTGCCCGTCTGATGGAAAGAGTTATATCGGCTCATGGACGGAGACAGAAACAGAAATAACACAGGTGTGGACAGAGGTAGGCAAGCAGGAGATTGTTGATGACGTCATAGCCGCCCTGCCAAAGTGGACAGGAGGTAGTTACTGATGGCATACGACAAGGTAGTTGACTCCGCCGCGCTTGACGCCGCTATGACCCACACAGCTAACCGCATCCGCAACAAGACAGGCAGCACTAACCAGATAGCATGGGACTCCGCCAAAGGTTTTGGTGATGCGGTTGACGCGATAAGCTCAGGCGGCGGCAACCCGTTCGAGGCGTTTGAATCTTTGGAATCTTTTAAATTAAGCGATAACTCGACAATCACTGAGCTTGTCGCCAACATTCCCAATGTCACGAGCCTGTCGAGGTCGTTCGCCAGTGCGAGGTTTACCCCGCTGACAAGAATCGAGTTAACAGTAAGCGATAAGCTTACAAGTATTAGTTCGATGTTTGGTAACAAAGCCGTGCACAGTCTTACTGAAATAGTATTTAAGGGCAATTTCTCAAAAGTAAAATCCGTCTTAGAGGCATTCGCCTGTGGCGGCACGGGTAAAAACACAGTTTTAAAAAAGATAGTCGGACTTGACTTTACCTCGGTGACAAGCGCGGGCGATGTTTTCGCGGTGCAATATGGGTTGACGGATATCGAGATAAAGGCCAACACGGTCAATGTCTCGCTCAATCTAAACCAGCAGGAAGCCCTTAACATAGCCTCGTGCGTTAATGTTCTTAACGCCCTAAAAGACCGCATGGAGCAAAACGCTTTGACGCTGACGCTCAACGCCGCCCTAAAAACCGCCGACACCGGTATGATTTATGCAAACTATGTCAAGCTGGACGCGAACACAAATCTGTATGTGTCGTGCGAATCAACGGACGCGGGCGCGGTAACGATAGCGGACGCGATAACAGCCAAAAATTGGACGATAGCGTGAGGTGATGCACATGACAACAATTAACAGAGTAATTTACCCGGCAGATAAAATGCATTTAAAAAACATCCACACGGGTGAGATTTATCCCGGCGAGATTGTTCCGGCGAAATCGCTGTCGGAGGCGGATTTCGCGGAGGTGACAGAGGCAGAATATCAAGCGTATCTGACCGCCGAAGAAGAAATTCCCGATTCCGAAGCACTGGAAATAATCACAGGAGGTGCGGATATATGACACGAGCAGAAGCAAAAGCTTATCGCAACAAGATAGATGGCGTGTTGACGAAGGTCACTACGGACGCAGAAGCTTTACAATACGCTGAGCTTTATCCGCTGTGGAGCGGGTATATCGATTATGCTGTCGGCAGTATAGTCCGCAGACCGAGCGGGCTGTATAAGTGTTACAACGCCATAACAGCAAACCCGACATGGCAGCCGGAAAACACCGCCGCGCACTGGGAGCCTATCACGGTCGGCGAGGACGGCACGATTGAAAATCCGATAACCGCCGCTGAGGGTATGCGGTACTATAAAGACCTATATTATGCCGACAGCGGCAAAATTTACAGATGTACAAGAGACGACAGCGGCGGCGAGGGCACGGTTATGCACTATCTGCCGTCGCAGCTTGTGGGCATTTACTTCGAGGAGGTGACGGGATGAGCGTGTGGGAAGTTTTTTTAGCCGCAATAGGTGCATGCGGGACGGTGTGCGCCATTATCTTTGGGTATCAAGCCTATAAGCGAAACGGCAAGAGCGACAACCGCGACGAGGGCAAGAAAGACGGTGTTGTTTTGACGGAACTGGGATACATAAAAAGCGGTGTCGATGACATCAAACGAAAGCAAGAAAAGCAGGATGACAGCATAAGGGAAGTCGTTGAAAGACTGAGTTCTGTTGAATCGTCCGCGAAACAAGCACACCATCGGATAGACGGCTTGGAGAGCCGTATGAGCGAAAAATAAGGAGGTCACATTTATGTTTGCAGAATTTTGGTCGGAGTACGGTATGACATTGATATACACCGTTTTAACGGCGGTGCTCGGCTTCATCGGAATCGCGATAAAGCAGATTCTTTCGAAGTTTTCCACCGACAGAACAAAGGAGTCGGTCGTGAAAACTTGTGTCAACGCAGCGGAGCAGCTGTATAAAGATTTACACGGCGAAGAAAAGCTTGCGAAGGTCAAAGAAAATATTGTTGAGATGCTTAATGAGAAAGGCATCTCAATATCTGACATTGAGATGGACATGCTTATTGAAGCGGCGGTTGCGGAAATCAATAAGCAGCTTAAGAAAAAGGAGGGTGCTGAAAATGGCAAAGACTAATACAGGGCTCGTGGCATACGCAAAAGCGAACATCGGCAATCCGTATTGGTACGGCACCTTTGGGCAGGTCGGTACACGGATACTGCTCGACTCGAAGCGCAAGCAGTATCCGTCTTTTTATACAAGCGCCAGATATGCGGCGTGCAAGCAGGACATCGGCAAGCACGTGCATGACTGTGTCGGTTTGATAAAGGGCTACCTGTGGCGCGACAGCGCTACAGCCGCGCCGAAATATAACGCCGCGCAGGATGTGTCGGCAAACGGTATGCTTGCCAAATGCACCGAACACGGCAACATAAATAAGATGCCAGAGATCCCCGGCGTCCTCGTTTTCATGGATGGTCATGTGGGTGTGTATGAGGGCAATGGCTATGTTATCGAGTGTACCGTCTCATGCGGCGGTGGCGTCGTCAGAACCGCGCTTAAAAGCCGTCCCTGGGTGCATTGGGGCAAATGTCCTTGGATAAGTTACAACAGCACTACAGCGGCACAGAAGCCGTCAGAATCGACCTCGAAACCGGGCGGCGGCATAAAGGTCGGAGATAAGGTAAAGATAACCGGCACGAACTATGCCACGGGACAGCGCGTACCTACTTGGGTGAAGCTGCGCAAATACACCGTAAGCAAGGTGCAGGACGGTAAAGCTCTGCTCAAGGAGATCAGCAGCTGGGTGCATACCAAAGATATAACAGTAGTATCGACGGCAAAGAAAGGTGTTGCAGTCGGTAGCACAGTGACCATCAAGAAAGGCGCTGTTTACGGCGGCTGTACCTCAGCGCGCGGAAAAGCGGTCCCGTCCGCTCAGCTTGCACCGACAAAGCACAAGGTAAGCAAGATACAGACAAACAAAGGCGTCAAAGAAGCCCTGCTCGGCGATATATCGAGCTGGGTAGCGGTGGCGAGCCTTGAGGAGGTATGATCTTATGGGAATAGCGATTCTGTATAATCTGCTCAACATGCTCGGACTCTACGGAGCTTGGGCTCTTGTTCAGATACTTAAGCTCTTCGGAGTGATATAAAAATGGCCGGGCAGGGGATTTTCCTCTGCTCGGTTTTCTGCTTTATAAAGTACGCGGCTCCCGGTCTGATAGCCGAGAGCCACAAGAAATAG